AAGAAAAAAACATGATAGCATTTTGTAATAATAAATATAATCAAATGAGCAGGGACGAAAGCATTAATAATAATATTACTTATAACTACGATAAAGAAACAGACAGCTATACTTATTGCAATATGTATAATGTTGATATAGATGAAATTGTTGAACATAGTGAATTATATAAAGAGATTGAACCAGAAGACAGTTACATAACTATAACACGTTATATATTTGATACATATATAAATAAAGATTATTTAACAAGAATTCAGTTAAGATACGTAGATACTTATAAAAATAATTATATAACTGAATCTGGAGAAATAAGAGATATGGATACAAATGAAGAATTATATACAAAACAAGCAAGTTACAAAATGAAAAAAGCTATATACGATAAGCTAAATGATAGCATAGAAGAAGATTTACATATAAAGATGAATAATAACAGATGGATCTACAGTAAGTAAAAAGTTTACCGACTTGGTATTATATAGATACAATTACTTATATTTACTTTTAAATAATGCTAAGTAATAGAATATAATTATTTTTTGCCATCAGGTTTAGAGGCAAATTCAAGTTTCTTGAAACTTCCGTCTTCGAGGTCGCACACCAAAGCGGCCTTATTTTTTTATCCAAAAAGTTTACCGACTTGGTATTATATATATAGAAGTTAAAGTCATATTTATAGTTGTATAAAAAAATATTTAAATCTCCTTTTTGCCGATGAAAAGCGGCTTTATTTTTTTGCCCAGAAACGAAAAAAGTTTACTGACTTGTCATTATATATACGAAGATGTTATGTTGTTTATTCTTTTGTGCAATTTATTCAATATTATTTATCCACTCCAAGGCCGCATATTCTCGCGGCCTTATAACAATATAACATTAAGACATAAAGGAGTTGATATAAATGCTTAGTAATGAATCTATGCTTAGATTAATTCTTAATCAACTCGCACTGGATCATAAATTACATGTCAGCGCAGAACCACCAACACTAGAACAATACGGCGAAACATATAAAGATATGGTATGGATAGATCTAAGTGATAACTCAGACGCAGGTGTTGATGATTCCACTTTAGCAATTATAGATGATCTGAGTAAAACAGTACAAGATTTAAGCGCACAAGTAGAAGAACTACAAAGACAAGTCGCATCAATAATAGCTAATGGCGGTACAGTAACAGAAAAATACAAAAACTGCCTTGAGCTAGAAGATGGCAGCCTATTCGCTCTGGAAGATGGATGCATACTAGAATTAGACTTCGCATCACCTGATTTATCATGGGAGGGAACAGCATACACAAATGAAGATAATAGCGTGCTAACTACTGAAGACAACGCTATTTTAATTACAGAAGATAGTTAAACAACAAAAAGAAAGGCGGTGTTATTATGAGCAAGTTAACGCAAAAACAAGAGAATTTTGTACAAGCCTTAGTAAGTGGTAAAAGTCAACGTGAGGCGTATAAAGAAGCATATAATGCCGCCAATATGAAAGATTCAACAGTAGATAAAAGAGCCTGCGAATTACTGAAAAACGGGAAGGTCGCGGGTAGATATAACGAATTAAAAGCTATAGAAGAAGAACGACAAAGAGAAAAATATTCATTAGATAGAGATAAAGCACTTGAAAATTATTTATGGTTAATGAATGAAGCTAAAGAAACAATAGAAGCTTGTGGTATTAGACAAGCTACAGCTAATGCTTATATTAACTCATTAGATAAAGCATGTAATCTACTTGACTTGTATCCAGATAAGAAGCAATCTGTAAAGCTTAGTGGTGATTTAACAACTACAAATACAAACCCATATGCAAATCTTACAGAAGAAGAACTCAGAAAGCTTATAGATGATAAATAAGGAGGTGGTCTAAGATGGGGATTAATAAAGAACTAATTAGAATCGGCGCTAAATGTGAATTAGCTAGAAGAAACTTCTTCTATTATTGTCATTTAAAAGCTCCAGGTTTTTATGATGAATCTAGAACATATATAAAACAGCTTTGTGATGACTTCCAAAAGTTTTATGAAGGCGACGACGAAATACTTATAATTAATATGCCCCCTCGATGACTGCCATGGTAAAAGTAGAACAGCTTCTTTATTTGTAGAATGGGTATTAGGTCATAACCAAAACGAAAAGATCCTCTGTGGATCTTACAATGAGACTTTATCTACTACTTTTAGTAAGAGTGTTAGAAATGACATACAAGAAGAAAAAGCTGATGAATCTAAAATAGTATTCAGCGATGTATTTCCAGGTGTGAGAATTAAACGTGGTGATGGTTCTATGAATCTATGGTCTCTTGAGAATGGATACAATAACTATTTATCCACTTCACCAACAGGGACAGCTACAGGTTTTGGTGCATCACTACTTATTATAGATGATTTAATAAAAAATGCAGAAGAAGCTTATAACGAAAACGTTAAAGAAAAGCACTGGGATTGGTATACCAATACAATGTTATCACGTCTTGAAGAAGGCGGCAAAATAATTATAATAATGACTCGTTGGGCATCTGATGATTTAGCAGGTAGAGCGCTTGATTATTACAAATCAGACGGTGCTAAGATAAAGCATATTAACATGAAGGCTCTACAAGATGATGGAACTATGCTTTGTGATAAAGTACTATCTCGTAAATCATATGAATCAAAAGTAAGAGCCATGGGTCAAGATATAGCTTCTGCTAACTATCAACAAGAACCAATAGATATTAAAGGTAGATTATACACTAGCTTTAAGACTTATGATAGATTACCAGATAAGTTTAAGATAATTAAATCTTATTGCGACACAGCAGATCAAGGCGCAGATTACTTATGTAACATTATTTATGGCGTATACGAAAATGAAGCATACGTATTAAATGTTATATATACTAAAGAGCCTATGGAGATCACAGAACAACTCGTCGCTAAAGCCTTATATGAATCTGGATGTAATAAAGCAGACATTGAAAGTAATAACGGTGGACGCTCATTCGCACGTTCAGTTAAAAGAATACTTAATGATAAATATAAAAACAATAAATGCGTTATAAACTGGTTCCATCAATCAGATAACAAAGAAGCTCGTATATATTCAAACTCTCCATGGGTTATGGAGCATATATACTTTCCTAAGAACTGGAAGGTAATGTATCCAGATTATTATAACGCTATGGTGTCATACCAAAAAGAAGGAAAAAATACTCACGATGACGCACCAGATGCAACAACTGGTGTAGCCGAACAATTTAATAAACAAAAGAAATTTGGAACTATTAAAACTAAATTCTAGTAAAGGAGGATCTGAAGCTTAATGTATAAATACCGACATATACCATATTTCCAAACAGATGTTGATGATTTAAAGATAGGCGACATAATGGAAATAATAACACAACATAAAGAATACTCAGCTAAGTATAAGAAGAATGAAAGATACTATGACGGCAAGCATGACATACTTAAAAGAACGTTTGACGATCCAGCCAAGCCAAACAATAAAGTAGTAGTAGATTTACCAGCATATACAGTAGATATACGCTGCGGTTATTTCTCAGGAGAACCTATAACATTCACATCAGATAATGAACAACAAAACGAAATGATACATGAAATCATGGAATATAATGACTTTCAAGATATAAATAGCGAACTTGATTTAATGAGTTCAATTTACGGCCACGCCTTCCTTATCGTATACCTAGATGAAGATGGAATGATTAGACTAGGTGTAGATGATCCATATAACACTCTAGTTATTCATGATTCTACTATAGAACACAATGTAGTTGGCGCACTTCGTTATTTTGAATACGAAGATGCAGTAGAAGGATACGATAAAATAAAAATCACACTATACACAAAAGAAAACATATTTGAATTAGCAGGACCTTATGAATCCCCAGAAATAATAGGAACAACACCAAATTTATTTAATGATATACCAGTTATAGAATTTATAGAGAACTCTACTAGATGTGGAAGCTTCGAGAAACATATATCTATAGTTGATGCTATTGAATCTATACTTTCTAATAGCGTTAATGAAATAGACTATTTCGATAATGCATATCTACACTTAAAAGGCATAGTAAATGATTTAAATGATCTTGACGCTTTAGGTACTAATCTATTCGAAGAAATGAAATCTAATCGTACACTCGTAACACTAGCAGATGGAGACGCTAAATTCTTAATTAAAGATATAAATGATACATACATACAAAACACACTTGATAGACTAACAAAAGATTATCATAAGCTAACAAAGACACCAGCACTATCAGATGAAAACTTCGGTAATGCATCAGGTGTTAGCTTGAAATACAAGCTATTTAATCTTGAGAAGGATATGAGCAAGAAAGAAAGCAAATGGCGTAAATCTATTCAACGCATGCTTGAATTAATAACTACTATACAAAACTTAAAAGGCATGAATTTCGATTACAGAGACATAAAAATAACATTTACGCGTGCATTACCTAATAACGAAGTTGAAGTAGCAGATATCATAACTAAATTAAATGGCATTGTATCTCATAAGACATTATTATCACAATTAGACTTTATAGAAAATCCAGATGCAGAGCTTGAATTAATAGCTAAAGAGAAACAAGAATACATGGACCAACTTGATATATATTCTAATCCAGCACAAACCAAAGATGATACAGAGTCTAATCAAGATGAAGCTGATTCTAATCAAACAGAAGATGAAGACAACGTAGATTCTAATAACAAAGACGGTGAATAATCATGGGCTTTTATTACGCAGGACAAAGCAGCCGATCATATTGGCATGAAAGACTATATGACAAAATGCACTCATTACAAAAAGCAGAAGATAAAGTAGTTCGCGATATTAATAAAGCATATAACAGAGCATTTAATGAAATAAACAGAGAGCTTAATGATTTCTTTGTTCAATATGCTTCAGACAATCACATAACACTTCAACAAGCACAGATGATATTAACACCAATAGAAAGTAGAGAATACAGACAGAGAATTGAAGAATTAAAAAGAGCATATGAAGCTACAAGAGATGAAAACATACTAAGCGAAATTGCCCAGTTGTCCTCTCGTAAAGAAGTAACACGCTTTCAAGCATTACTTGATTCTATAAGCGCTAAGTTAATAGAAGTAAGTAATAATGTGCAGATAACATTAGAAGATTATTTAAATGGAGCTTATACACGAGGATATGATGATTCACTTGAAAACATGCAAATAAACAAAACAGTAATTAATCATAGATCAGTAGAAGAAGTAATACGCTATCCGTACGCTGGAGCTATGTTTAGCGATAGAATATGGAGAAATAAGCGTCAACTTCTTAATTGGATCAATGACGATTTAACAAAAGGCATAATACGAGGCGATTCAATACAAAAGATGGGTAAATCGTTACGCGATAGATGCCATGTAGCTAAATATCAATCAGAGAGATTAGTAAGAACTGAATCTTGCAATGCTTATACGCAAGGAACGCTTCATGGCTACGAAGATAGTAAAGTAGTAGATGCATATGAAGTAATGGATACAGCAGATGAGCGCGAATGTTCATCATGTAAAAAACATGGTGGATCTGTAGTAGCTCTTAGCGATGCAAAACCAGGAGATAATATACCTCCGTTTCATCCAAATTGCAGATGTTGTATCGCACCTGTAGTCATAGAAGTAGGTAAAAAACATTAAGAACAAAAACAAAGCAGCTTAACAAGCTGTTTTTTAATTGTCTTCTTACTTGATTCAGACGTTAAAGAGAACTCGGATAACAATACCGTCACTAAGACGTTAACTAGGAGGAACAAACAATGGAAGATGTAAAAGACACAACACAAGTAACTGAACCAGTTGATGATAAAAGCGCGCAACAAGTAACTGATCCAGTTAAAGACGAACCAACAGAAAAGATGTTCACACAAGCAGAACTTGATGCAATAATCGAAAAGCGTTTATCAAAAGAACGTAAGAAAATGGAGCAAAAGATCAAAGAAGAAGCTGATGAAGCTGCACGTATGGCTCAAATGAGTGAAGCAGAACGTCAACAAGCTTTATTTGATAAGAAAGTTAAAGAATTTGAACAAAAAGAACAAGAGTTCAATGAGGCTCAAGCAGCCTTAAATAAAGAAAAAATGCTTAACGAAACAAGCAAACAATTAGCAGCAAAGAATTTGCCAATAGAATTTGCTGAACAATTAATGGCAGAAACAGCAGAAGATACGCTAAAGAACATAGATAATTTTGAGGCTAAGTGGCAAGAAGCTATAACTAAAGCAATGGAATCGAAGCTTAAAGGAACAACTCCTACTTCGCCTAGACATAAAGAGCCAACAAAAGATCCAAAGACTATGAGCTTTAGTGAATTTGCTGAATACAAGAGAAACAAAGATCAATAGAGAGAAAGGTTTGATATAAATGGCATACAATGGAACAAAATTAGCAAATTTAATAGATCCTCAAGTATTAGCAGAATACTTAGACGTTAAATTAATGGACGCAATAAAATTTGCACCTTTATGTGCAGTAAGAAATGATTTAGTTGGTGTACCTGGTGATACATTAAGCTTACCTAAATACGCATTCATAGGATTAGCTGAAGACGTAGAAGAAGGTGCAGACGTAACTGTATCTAATTTAACTGCTACTAAAGTGGACGTTAAAGTTAAAAAAGCTGGTAAAGGTGTTAGATTATCAGATGAAGCTGTGTTATCTGCATATGGAGACCCAGAAGATGAAGTAGCTAAACAATTATTAATGTCTATAGCTGGTAAAGTAGATAATGACTGTGCAGAAGCATTCAGAGGAGCTACATTAGAAGTTACAGCTAAAGCTTTTGATAAATACGTTATATCTGATATGATGGCTAAATTCGGTGAAGATTTAGAAGAAGAAATGACTGCTGTAATAAACCCAGCTCATTTAGCTATATTAAGAAAAGACCCAGACTTTGTACAAGTTAATGAAGGTGCTGTAATAATCAACGGTGAAGTTGGTAGAATATTTGGATGCAGAATAGTTGTATCTAATAAAGTTAAAGCTACTGAAGCATTCTTAGTTAAAGCTGGAGCAGTTAAGATATTAATGAAAAGAAATGTAATGGTTGAAGCTGATAGAGACATAGTAAACAAAACTAATGTATATGTAGCAGATGAACATTATGTAGCATACTTAGAAGACGAATCAAAAATAGTTAAAGCTACTATAACACCAGCTACTAAACCAGGAGCTTAATTATGGGATTAGCTACTTTTAGAATACGTAAAGAAAACGAAGCTGCTAAGAATACAGCTAACAATAAAGAAACTAAGAAAGCTACTAAGGCAGCTAAGAGATCTGCTAAAAGTAGCAAGTAAAGGTGGTAGATTCTATGGATCTAACTAATATGAAAATTAAACTAGGAATAACAGACGATGCCGAAGACGAATTATTAGCGGTTTTATTGTCAGACGCTATAAACTTCATGCATATTTACATGGATCTAAATGTTCCCACAGAACTTGAATTTATAGCTGAAGAAGTGGCAATTAAAAGATACAGACGCATAGGATCTGAAGGCATAAATACAGAACACGTAGATGTATTATCTACTACATACAATACTGAAAATGATTTTAACGAATACCTGCCTATAATGAATAGATACAAAAAAAGAAAAAGCGGCGGCGGAGGATTTAGATTTATCTAATGGATTACAGAGACCGCGCCAATATAATTACTGTATCAGAGAGAGACGATGGCATGGGTGGATTAGAAAGAGTTGAATATACAACAGCCACTATTAAATGCAAAGTCGCACCTTATACAGTAAAAACAATAAATTCTGCGGGATTGCCTCTCACATATTCCAGAAACAAACTATTCACTAAAGATAAGTCATTTGTTGACGATATCTATTCTGACTACTTCATAAAGTATAAAGACATTGAATATAAGAAGATTTCAGTAATGGATGCAGGCAAATGTCTTATTATCGAAATGGAAAGAGCTGATAAGTAATGAGCATAAAGATAACAGTAGACACATCAGATTTTAATCTTAACGACTTAGATATCAATGAAATAGTGCAGCAAGAAATAGAGAAAACAGCTTACAAAATAGAAAGAGGAGCTAAAGCTAATTGCCCAGTAGATACAGGGCATTTAAGACGCTCAATTACAACTAAAGTAGGAAAACTTGAAGCTAATGTTGGCTCTAATATTGAATACGCTGGCTACGTACATGATGGTACACGTTATCAGCCAGCTAAACCTTTCCTAGAAACAGCAGCTAATGCTGAAATGGATGGAATAGAAGATAGAATAGCAGATGCAATCGAGAGGTTACTCAAATGATTAAATTATATGATGCATTTAAGGCAATATTCGATAAAATCAACACGCTTCCTTACAATGTATACGATGAAGTACCAATAGGGGCCGTAAATCCTCATATACGAATTGATTATTCGTCTGAATTAGAGAACGGCGGCAAGAATTACGACAGCAAAATATATTATCAATACATTCATGTGTTTAGCACATACAAAGGGCGTAAAGAAGTATTACAAATTACAGATGATGTTTTAAAAGCATTATCTGATGAGATAGAGACAGATACATTTGTTATGTATCCACAGTTAGAACGTAATGACATAACTACTGAATCTGATACACACGAAAACGAGACATACAGACATTCATTAATAGTTATGAAGTACACAATATGCGAAAAGAAATAAGAAAGGTTTGATATAAATGGCAGACACAACAATAAAAGATAAAGTTATAAGAGGTGTAGAGTTATTACTTTACGCTGGAGAAACAGCTATAGGTGGCCAAAAAAGTACATCAATAAGTATGTCAGCAGATACAATAGATGCTTCATGTAAAGATGCTGGTGACTGGTATATAAATATATCTGGTCCAAAACAATGGAGTGCATCATGTGATGGTATCGTATATCTAAATGACGAAGGATATAAAGCAGCAGTAAATGCTTTTATGAATAGTACAGCTATAACAGCAGTATTCAAAAACGAAGCTAAAACAATTCACTATGAAGGTGAAGCTTACATAACTTCTTTAGATTTAGACGCACCATACGAAGACTTAACTTCTTATTCAATGGAAGTATCTGGTGCTGGTAAATTAGAAGATAAAACTACTACAACAAATCCAAATCCAGGCGTTTAATAAGTAATAATTCAATAACAACGAAAGGATAGACGACAATGACAGGAAGAATAATCACAATAGGCGATAAAGAGTATGAATTAAAATTCACTATAAATACATTATGCGATATGACTAAAGCAGGAATAAACATAATGAAGCTTAACGAAAAAGATTTTGACATAGCAATGATAAGATCTTTATTCTACTTTAGTATAAAAGGCAGCGACAAGAAAATGACAGAATCAAAAGCTGGTGATTTAATGGATGAATACATACACCAAGAAGGCAATGATTTTGGCAAATTAACACAAGAAGTAATGGCCGCTTTTGCTGATTCATTAGGAACAAAAGCGAAAGATAAAGAAGCTGAAGGTGAAGATACAAAGTAAATGAGCCTACTTCGTTTATAGAGATTATTGAAAACTTATTTAGAAAATTGGTGGGCGGCATGGGAATGTCGCCCATTATTTTTTATAATCTAACTTATTTTGAAGCTAGGCTCGTATTAGAAGGTTATGAACAAGAACAGGAGCATCAATATTATCTTAATTATTACGCTACATTCAACGCAATAGGCCACTTCTTAGGTAGTTCAAAGCACAGAAAATTCAAACCTATAGATCCATTTAATACAGAAAAACAAACAAAAAAGGATAACAAGATAACACAAGAACAAAAACAAGAAATTATTGATATGTTCGATAATTACGAAAATAACAAATAAAAGGCGGTGCAAACATGGATAAGCAAGTCAATGTTAAGATTACAGCCGATACTTCAGCCTTTAAGAAACAGATAGATAAAGCTATAAAGCAACTAGATGATTTCAAGGACACTATGGAGGATGCTGGAGACGCCGATTTAAAAGATGTTTCAAAGCAACTGAATAATGTTACTGATGCTACCCAAGATGCAACCAAAGCAGTAGAAGATACTGTAGATGCTATTAATGACTTATCAAGCGTTAATACAAGAAGTGCAGTTAATAGCCTAAATAATGTACAAGATGCAGCACAAAATATACAAAACGCTGCACAGGATGCTACTAATGGCATTAATAATCTTGGATCTTCTGTTAATGGCGTAAGAGCAAGATCATTACAATCAGTAAATAGAAACTTAAACAGCGTCAATTCATCAGCTTCAAGTGCTGCTTCTGGAGCTACTGGACTTAGATCATCATTAAACAGAATTACGCCTGGTGGAATAAACAGCGTAACAACAGCAGCAGGACAAGCACAACAAGCATTAGATGATGCAGCAGATTCAGCAGATACATTAAAGGACGCAGCAAAAAATGCAATCGGTGCTATAGCAGCAGCTGGAACTATTAATGAAGTAGTAGATCAAGCATTAGATGCTGCTAAATTAGATACACAAATAGATATTAGTTTTAACGTAGACGATAGCGGTAAACAAGCAATTAAAGATGTAGTATATACGCTACAATCATATGAAATAGAATCAGATGAAGCATTAGAAGCATCAAGAAAACAATGGGCGTTAAATAAAGACGCTACAGATGAATATAACGCTTCTGTTGTGAAAAGTGCAGCCACTATCGCATCTACTTATGGTGACATAGATTTAAATGAATTAATACAAGAATCAAATGAAATAGCTAAGAGTTTTGGAATAACAGATGAACAAGCATTAGCATTAATTGATCACTTATTAGAAATAGGCTTCCCTACAGATCAATTAGATATTATAACAGAATATGGTTCACAATTAGAAAGAGCAGGTTTTGATGCACAACAAATACAAGCAATATTAGCTTCTGGTGCAGATACTGGATCTTGGAACGTTGACGTATTACTTGATGGACTTAAAGAAGCTAGGATAACAATGTCTGAATTTGGTCAAGGTGTAGACGAAACTACAGCTAAAGTACTTAATAGTGCTGGTATATCATCTAAAGAATTCCAACAATGGGGTAAAGATATAGCGGCAGGTGGAAAAGAAGGCGCTCAAGCATATCAAGAACTAGGATCAAAAATAGCATCTATTAAAGATCCAGTATTACAGAATCAAATAGGTGTTATGGTTTATGGTACGTTGTGGGAAGAAAATGGTACCAAGATTACCGATACTATAACAAACATGAATAAATATATGTCTGATGCTGGAGATAATCAAGATAAATTAAATGAGAAAACAAAACAGCTAGACGAAAATCCAGCAGTTAAAATGTCTCAAGCTATGGCAAAACTTAAAGAAGCATTACAGCCAGTATTAGGCGTAGTAGCAGATGTAGTAAGCGCTATAGCTGACTTTGTATCAGAGCATCCGCAAGTATCAGCAGCAATAGCAGCAATAGCAGCTGCATTAACTATAGTAATAGGAATTGTATCAGCATTAGCACCAATAGTAACAGCAGCATGTGCAGTTATGGGCGCTGGTTTTGCTATACCGTTATTACCTATATTGGCAATAGTAGCAGCCGTAGCAGCAGTTATAGCTATAGGTGTTCTGTTATATAAGAACTGGGATACAGTTAAGGAAAAAGCACAAGAATTTGCAGCTACAATATCTGAAAAATGGAACGAACTTAAACAAAACGTAATAAATGCTTGGAATGGTATGGTTAGCGGGATTAGTAGTGCTTGGAGTAGTTGTACAAGTTGGTTAAGTGGTGCAGTAGAATCAGTAATTAGCTTTTTTACAAGTCTACCAGAAAGAATCGGTACATTCTTTAGTCAGATACCAGAAAAAATAGCTTATGCTTTAGGTTATGCAGTAGGTACAATAATAAGTTGGGGCCAACAAGTGTGGTCGTTCTTTACTACTACAGTTCCACAATGGATAGAATCAGTAGGCACATGGTTTAGTCAATTACCAGGTAAGATCTGGAGTGCGTTAACTACAGCATGGAGTAATTTCACAACATGGGGTTCTAATATGATAAGTAGCGCAATATCTACTGGATCTCAAGTATTGTCTTCAATAGGCACATTCTTTAGTCAATTGCCAGGTAGAATTTGGAACTTCTTATCACAAGCTATAGGTAAAGCAGCATCTTTTGCTTCTAATATGGCTTCTAAAGCACGTGATGCAGCAACTCAATTCAAAGATAAAATAACTAATGGTCTAAAGAGTTTACCAGACAAAATGAAGAGTATGGGTAAAAATATCATTACTGGTATATGGAATGGTATCAAAGAAAAATTCAATTCTGTTAAAGACTGGTGTACTCAAATTAAAGATAAATTTATGAACGGGTTAAAAGACGCTTTAGGTATACATTCACCATCTACAGTAATGAGAGATGAAGTCGGCACAAACATTACTGAAGGTATTAGCGAAGGTATGACGCAAAAACAAAATGTAGTAGAAAAAGCAGCAGGAACTATTAAAGACGCAATCTTAGGTATATTCAAAAAAGACGATAAAAAGGTTGATGTATTAGGTGATGTAGATAGCAAAAAAGCTGACGCATTAGGTGCATCATTATCTAAAGTAGGAAGCGCAGCAAAAACAGCACAATCTGGATTATCAGGAATTGCTAGTGCAATGAATAAATTCTCTAGTATATCTGGTGTAATGAGAACATCCCTTGTATCATGTGCAAACATAGCTAGAAGCCAATTCGTAAATATAGCTAATATAGCGCGTAATCAAATGGTTAGCTGTGCAAATATAACTAGAAATCAGTTTACTAGCATATCAAACATAATTAAGAATCAATCGACTAATGCAAGAAATGCAGCAACTTCTCAATTCATATCACTTAAAAGAGTAATATCTACACAATTATCTGAAGCTAGACAAATAGTTACTAGCAAAATGATATCTATAGCTAATGTAGTTAATACTCAAGCTTCTAACGCAAGAAATAATGCGACAAGACACTTTATATCATTACGTAAAGTAATACAAACACAAATGTCAGCAGCTTATTCTTCTGTATCTTCATACATGGGTAAAATAGCGCACGCAACTAACAGAACATTACACACTAAAGTTAATGTTACTAAATCAGTTAAGACAGTAGATGCAGGTGGTGCTTCAGCATTAGCAGCATTATCAGCAAGTGCATTTTCTTCATTAAATGCTATGGCTCTATCTGGTTCAGGATTAACTTATGCAGCAGCTGGTACTTCTTCTGGAATAGGAGCAAGCGGTGCTTATAGTAACAGCAATAATAACAATGTTCTTTATTTCGAATTACCAACTTATTTAGATGGTAAAGTAGTAGCTAAGACTACAGCCAAATATATGAACAATGAATTGACTATATTAGACAAGAAAAACAGCAGAAAGAGAGGCAATAAATAGATGGCATATTTCTTAAAATATAACGATATTATTGTTTCCGAATTTGCAGGTTTTGGAGTAGTGGCGGCAGAAATGCCGTCCGTTCCAGAACATGAATTGACAACTAAGACAATTAATAGCAGAAACGGAGATATATATTTCTCTGGTAGAGACAAAAGTAGAGAAATAACACTTACGTTTAATGTAAGAACAACAATCGCAGAAGATTATGAACAAACGACATATGATCTAAAGAATTGTTTCAAGACTAAAGATGAATCGCCATTATATATAGGCACAGAAGATAAATATATAAATGCAATAGTAGAAACTTATAACTTTACTGATGTATTTATAGCGGAAAGCTCTTTTTATGGCGAAGGAGAAATTAAATTCTTATGTGTCGATCCTTATTTCTATAAGGGTGATGCGAAAGTATATGATGAATTATCAGAAGACGAATTAGTGAATGATGGAGATGTAGCTACATATCCAAAGATAAGTGTAGAATTTCCAGAACAATCTACATTCTTACAAATTGATTCAGACAATGGCTCAATCTTATTAGGAAACTATCCAAAAGTAGGAAAAACTGATGCAGAGCCAAAAGAGTTAGTATTATCTGATGAATGTAATAGCTTATCAGCATGGACTTCAGTCGGAAACGTAGTTGATGAAGGTTCTACAGGTGATACATTAATAGTAGGTTCTGGTGGATCAATATTCGAACCTAACATAACATCTACAAGTGATGGATGGCATGGTGCTGCTTATAGAATTAATTTGCCTGAGAATGTTAAGAACTTTACTGTAAGTGGACATTTCTATTTTGGCGCTAATCTTCCTATTAACTTTGATTCTGGAAGCGGTGGTAGTGGTTCTACTTCTGGCCAATTTAAAGTTACAGCTTCTGTATCACTTAATATTAGATCTGGTAGAGGTACATCTTACAAGAAAATAGGATCTATACCAAGTGGCAAAATCGTTACTGTAACAGATATACAAACAGGATGGGGTAAGGTTACTTATAATGGAAAAACTGGTTACTGCTCTATGAAATATCTAAGAAGACCAGAACTTATAGATGGCGGTTCTGATGCAAACTATAAAACTACAGCAAACCTTAATCTAAGATCTGGTAGAGGAACAAAATATAAAATCAAATTAACAATTCCGAAAAATACAAAATTAAAAGTTACAGATATAAGCAACGAATGGGGCAAAACAACATACAAAAGCACTACTGGCTATGTAAAAACTTCTTATCTATCTAAATTAACTTCTTCTTCAGCAATAAGCATAGTAGGTAAAGACACAGGTAATAATGCACAAGAAAATACAGCAACTTCATCAAGATTAGGACTGTTAGAAATGTATGGTTTTGATTCACAAAATAACAAGCTATTTAAATGTCAAATGCTAGACAGTAACTACTATTATAAACATAGTATACCAAGCTTATTTATTGGATCTAATCAAGTAGCAAGAGATGCTGGTACATTTAAAGCGCCGAATACAAAAAAAGATAAAGACGGAAACACATATAAAATAGATTCTGGGGATAATGGCAACGGATGGAGTAATACAAATGGCTTTATGTATGCATCCAGAGAAAATAATGTTTGGACGTTAGGCATAGAAAAAATCGGCAATATAGAAAAAAATAACGAACAAACTTTTTATCGTATAGATAAATCTTTGTATAAAAAGGGAATATCTAGCGATAAATATCCTACTGGTGATTTAGCATATATAGTAATTTACATGGCAGGTTATAGTGACTATGACTTGCAAAAGATGTATTTAGATAGTATTAAAGTATATGATATGACACCAGAAAGACCAGAAGAATATAACGAAGTAATATTCAATCAAGGCGATATTGTAGATATAGATTGCTATAATAACACAGTTACAAAAAATGGTGAAAATTATATGCAACACTTAGATATTGGCAGCACATTCTTCCCATTAAGCCCTGGTAAAAACAATGTGTCAGTAGCTACTTCATGTACAAGCCAAGTGTCAGCAGCAATTAGCTTCACAGAGAAATTCAATTAATAAGTAGGTGATACAATGACAGATATAACATTATTCATACTAAATAAAGACAAAAGAATAATAGATGTTGTTTCTAATGCTGGAACAAATGAAAATGTATTCTATGACGACAAATTCATAAGAGAAATAAATGTAGCATCTACTTTTGAATTTACATTAGCTTATAACGATAGAACAAGTCAATCTATTAAAGCTGGTAATCATGTAATGTTTAAATATCACGATAAATACTATTTATTTACTATAGCAACAACAGATGTAGATGATACAGATGGTTATGCAGAAGCTGAAGTATATTGCGAATCTATATCATTGATTCTTTACAATAGCGTTATGCAAAAGACAACTATTAATAACTGTAATGCTACTATACTGCTTAATACGATACTACAAGATACAGACTTTAAAACAGGCTATGTAGATCCAGAAGTAGATAAAAATGCAGCATTAATCGAAATAGATAAAACTAAATCTATATACGAAATATTAACGGATCAATTAGAAACATTTAAAGCAGAAATGGATATTCGTATTGAAGTAGATGGCAATAAAGTTACTGGTATGTATATAGATTTATATAGCAAGCTTGGTTCTAATAAAGGCGCTAGATTCGAATATGGTACTAATCTTGAAAACGTAAAGAGAAAAGAAGATGTATCAGAGTTATGTACAGCAATAATTGGTGTCGGTAAGAATGAACTCGACTTTCGTGAAGTAGAATGGAGCATTGCCGCAGGCCAAAAAGCAAATAAACCTAGAGGAGCTAATTTTGTAGCTGACAATATGGCAAATGCAATCTATGGTACACCAGATAAATACATATATGGCATATATGAAGATGGTAATTGTGAAGATCCATGGACTTTATTAGAAAAATCATATGAATCATTATTAGAACGTAGACAGCCAAAGATTGATTATGAATGTAACGTAGCATATATAGATGGTGATATTGATTTAGGTGATTCAGTAAATGTCGTGGATAGAACTTATCCAGAGCCATTAATGCTTAACGCTAGAGTTAACAAAATAGAACTAAGTTTTTCTGATGATTCTAACGATACTTGCGAATTTGCTAACTATAATAAAGCATATTCTAACATGATTACAAAGAATGATACATTAGAAGAACTTAAAAACTATATTCTGGGTCTTAATATCGGTAAACTAACATTAGCAGAGATCGAAGTAATAAAACAGTATATGTCTAAGCTCGGCATAGATAAAGAAACAATAGATAAGTTATTCGCAGAGATAATAGATGATATTAATAAAGGTTCTACAGTAACACCAGGAGAAGTTGTAAATAGAATATCAGGTGGCTTATGGATAGGCGACTCAAGAATGGTAGCCATGAAAAAGCATAATCTATTTAAAGTAGATGAATCTGACTCTGGAAGCGGTGGCACAACTATAGGTGCTGATTATAAAACAGCATTAGCATTGTATCAATCAATAGGAATAGGAAGAAAGATAGCACCATCACAAGCTGAATATGATAAGATGGTATCTAGTTCTAATAAATATAAGATATCTACAATAGTGAAATACTGGGCAGCTAAATTCGGACTTGATGTAAATTTAGTATATGCTATGATAATGGCAGAGTCTAGCGCTGATCCATATAATCATGGTAAAAGTTCTGGTTCTGGTTATGGACTTATGCAATGTGAAAGAAGTGTATTCTTTAATCAGAATCAAACACTTAAATTTGTAGACGGTACAACAAAAAGCTTCACGCCTTCATATAGTACAATGCAACCAGGGAGCGGCGGATCAACTACTCTTAATGGTATAACAGTAGACAAGAACATATCAAATCAAGTTATGTTTGGCTGTAACGAATTAAGACAAGCAATGAACTACGCATACAACAACATATTTGCAGGACTAATAAGCTATAACATGGGTGTTGGTGCTATGTATTGGATCGTATCAAGATACGTGTGCGATACATATGGTTATACATTCGTAAATAAGAATTCTATTAAAGCTCAATCAGCAGCAGCTCAAAAGAAAATCTACGAAGTATTAGAAAATGGTGGCTTCGAATTTGCCAACTGGAGACAGGTATACAAAAATAATGGCGGTGCTGGTACAGTAAACAATGTAGAAGGATATTTAGCTTGGTACAAGATCGAAAACGGACAACTACCATATATTTATGATAAAAACGGTAATAAGTTAGGCTATGGAGTATCTGGTAAAACAGTAGCAAAAACTAATTATTCTGCATCTAGTAGTAATGCCGTTGTAACATATGCAACTAATACACAGTTAACACCTACTAGAAGAAAAATAGTAGATAAGGCAAAAGAAATAGTACAACTTCATATAGACAAAAAAGCGTCATATTCACAAGTACCAAGAACCATTGATGATACAAAACGTAAATACATCAAAAAAGGTTCACGTGCAAAGGTTAATTCAAGAGGTAAATATCAAACTATTGGATCATCATATTTTGGTGTTCCTACAAGTGCTAATGACGGTAAAGGTGTTATTGGTTATGACTGTTCATCATTTGCTTCATGTTGCTATATGAACGCAGGGCTTAAATCTTTATATAATGGTAACTGTAGCGGCGGCTCTATAATGAATGAAATAGTAGGAAATGGCGGTATGATGTGGCTAGCTAATGCAGAAGGACGTAAGAAAGCAAAACCAGGCGACTGTATAATGTTTGCTTCTGGTAAGAATCCAACTCAAAATGATATGGATAAACGTAAATTTATATCAACACATCATATAGGCGTATATATTGGTGATGATCAAATGGCACATGCGTCACAATGGGCGCAACATCCAAATGCAATTAAGATAAGTAAATTAAGCAGCTATAAATCATTAGCTAGTGCATTCTTTATAAGACCGAAAGATCTTCAAGAAACAGATAAAAATGAGTCAACAGTAGAAGACACTGCTACAGATGTAGGAAACAATATAGTAGCTAAATGTGTTATAGGTGCTAGTGCATATCATTTCTATAGTGGTAGTCAACTTAAAAAGGTAGTACAAGTAGGTTCTTATTCTGATACTACAGAATATCCTTCAGATCCTCCTTACATATTCGTACATCTAGGCGTTAACGATCCATACCAAAGTGGTTATAGCTCACTTAAAACTCTATTATCTTTATTAAGAACTAAATATCCAACAAAACCGATATTCGTTGCTAGAGAATTACATGTTGGTTCTAATGTATCTAATTATGTAGATTTCAACAAAGCTATAGATACATTTAATGCACAAATAGCGGAATATTGCAATAATCACGAAAAAGTATATCAAATAGACATTAGTACAAACCTTGAAGAAAGTGGCGTATTGAAATCTTCTATAACAGCAGATGGTATACATCTTAAAACAAAAGCAGATTATCAAGTATTATTCAATAATATAACAAGCAAGATTAAGTATACAAAACCAGATGGCACAGAAAGTAGTGGAGATGATAGCGGAGAATCTGGTGGCGACAGTGGAGAAAGCGGCGGCACAACTCCAGTAAACTATAGAGATGTAGAACAAGTATTATATTCTACAAACAACTATTACTATAGCGATACATTAGGAAGCTTATACTTTAAATTGCCAAGTAAAGTAGTAGATAGCTATTACTCAAGACTTAAATTCACTACATCACCTAACTTTAAATATACACAATCAAAGATAGCGTATCTTGAAGGTGAAGATTGTGTAGCAGGTCAATTAACACCAAGACCAAATACAACATACAAGATTATAATAATGGCTAATGCTAATGATTCTATTAACTATAAATATTATGGATCTGTAACAGTCGTTAAGTCTGGAGGATACAGTGATCCATATACATTTGCAGGTGGTAGCAAAGTAGTAGAAATAGCAAAAACATATTACAATCAATCTGGACTTGAATATAGAGGTCAATATTCAACAACAGCGAAATATACTCCTGCAACATATGCAAATCCATACGCAAATCTAAGTAAATGGTATGATTCAACTAGAAAGAAAGGTCAAATAGATTGTAGTACATTAACAAAATATACATACATGGGAATTGATTACGATCATTCGCCTTATGCTAACCACAAAATGACTTCAGTAAAAAGAAACACTTCTTACAGTTGGGCATTCACATTTCCGCGTACAGCCGCAGAGCAAGCTGAATACTGTGTCAAAAACGGCTGGGTACTACATGATGTAGACACAGAAAAGTATTCAAACCTTGAACCTGGTGATTTAATTTTCTGGGACAGAGACAACAAAGAAAATGGACGCTACATGAATTGCTCTCACTCTGCAATCTGTGTCGGTGAAATAGATGGCGTAGTTAACACAATAGAATCTACTACATGTGAAAATGGTGTTAAGATAAGACCGATAACAGAGAACACAGCAGATAAGATCTTATTTGTAGCAAGACCAAAAAAGGCATAAGAAGGTGACAAAATGAGTTATACACAACAATACGAAGATTATACGAATAGCTATGACAATATAATCAATGTACTTACTGAAATCTTGGAATCTGGTGAAATTACACCAGGTTCTCAAGAACGTCTTGAAGAAGCATATGTAGATTATAATCAAAACTATGCTGATACATTGAAAACTTTACAATCTATAAAAGATAGCACAACAATAAAACGTATAGAAGATATCGAAATAAAGAAGATAGACGCAGATAAGAAAAGCATAATTGATATACTTACAAATAATGGTGTTAACAACTCAATTTATCTTGATGATGATAACAACGTTATTATAAATGGTGAAGCTGTACCAGAATTGAATCAAGTCAAATTAACTATAGATGAACAAAATAAAAAAATCGAATCTATTGTTAGTGGTGGCGAAATCGAAATAGATGGTGAAAAGAAATCTGTACAAGTAGCATTTAGTGACTTAAAACAAACAGTAGATGGAATATCTACTACTGTTACAGACTTTAAACAAACAGTAGAAGGCGATTATTATACTAAAGAGCAAACCACAGCGCAAATCACAACAAAAGCAAATGAAATAACGAACACAGTAGCGAGTACATATGCAACAAAAAAAACAGTTGAAAATATGGGTTCTATGGTACAACAAAAGACAGATGAAATAACAAGCACAGTGGCATCATTACAAAAAGACCTAGATGATAATTATTCTACAACTTCCGAAGTTACATCTCAAATAACACAAAAAGCTGATGAAATAACTGGTTCTATGTCTAAGACATACGCAACTAAAGATTCAGTAACAAACTTAGATACGACTTTACAAACAAAGATAGGTGAAGTATCTAGCACTGTATCAAGCGTAAAGAAAGACTTGGCTGACAATTACACAAACAATACAGACCTTGCTTCTCAATTATTACAAACAGAAAACAATATTAAAGCTACTGTATCAGAAACATATGCGACTAAAGATTCAGTGCAAACTAACGCATCACAAATTGAACAAAATGCTAAAAAGATAAGTATGGTAGTAGCAAGTGATAGCACAGAAAGTAACGTAATACTTACAGATAATGCTTTAACAGCTATATCAAATAATGTAAATATATCAGCAGATCACATTAGATTAGAGGGTTATACAACAATCAATGGCGGCTTTAAAGTAGATGAACAAGGTAACATAGAAGCTACTAATGCAAATATTAGTGGTAAGATAATCGCTGATTCTGGTGAAATATCATCTGATATGAAAGTTAGTGAACTTAATGTAGAAGGTAACTTATCAGCAGATACATTAACAATAAGAAACCTTAATTGTCAAAATGTATCGTCATTATTAGTAGATGATGTAGATATAACAATAGATGCTGATAATGGTAGTGACTTAACTGTATTTAAAGATGAAGCTGTATACGCTACTTTGCAAGGATGCCTTGAAGCTATGCCAAAAAATCTTAATGGTAATACAGTTACTGTAACACTTAATTCTGTAGTCACAGAAAATATAGTTATTAAAGGATTTAACGGCGGCATTCTTATTATAAAGCTTAATAAGAATATAGAAGGTAATATTAAAGGACAAAACTGTAGTGCAGAAATATTAATTAATGGATCTGGTAGCACTACATCTATATTGAAATACAACTACAAAATAACAGGTAACTTGAATATGAGAGAAGGCAGAGGTGCAAGTTATGCTTTAGTAACTACTATTCCACCAGACACAAAAGTATTAGTAACAGATATACAAGAGCAATGGGGATACACTACATATAATGGATATTCTGGATACATATCATTAAAAACATCTTATACAACAGCAATAGAAGAATATGATACTACATCAGATTCTACAGAGATAAAACCTTCTGCGCTTATAGAATCAGATGGCAATAAATACAGTACTTATTTCGAAAACTGTAATTACGTAGAAATGAATAATATAAATGTATACGGCAAAACAGAAACTAATGCATTTACTGTAGGTAGTGACAAAGCATCAAATGTTAAATTAAATGGAATCAGAGTTACTGGTTCTCAAAACGGAGTACATGCTTTAAATATGGGACGCATAATAGAAATAAATACATCTGGTAAAGTAAGTAACGTAGCACATAAAGCAAGTTTAGGCGGCGTTATAAATATAGAAAATGGTACTATGATTAATGGATCTATGGATTGTTCTAATTCATCTCAAATCATCTATTCTTCTACAGGGGCTGTAAAAGACAATACTACTACTGATGTAGGAAGCAATGACAATACAACAACAGCTACTTCTACTATAACAATTAAAAGTAACAGTGGCGATACTTACAGATCTACTGTATATAACAACTGGAAAAACGATAATACAGCAAGACAAGGTGACTATGGTTACGGGGATTGTAACGGCTGTTGGTTCTTCGGAACTCAATTTGCAAAACAATTACAAGGTAAGACAATTAAGAAATTAACACTTAAAGTAACTAGAAATTCTGGTGGTATATCTGGTAGTGCAACATGTACATTACGTATGCATAATTATGCAAGTAAACCAGCATCAGCACCTACTTATATATCTGGATGGAGTCAAGATTTTAGTGCTACTATGGGCGCATCTACTACTATAACAATAACTGATTCTACAGTACTAAGTGCTATAAAAAATGGTACATGTAAAGGATTCGGTGTTAAAGGAACATATGACAAGACACATTATGCTGTATTTAGTGGATCTTGTACTCTTACAGCTGTAGTAGAATAGGAGGCGTTTGATATGTTAATAGCAATTATAGACAGTGGATGCTTCGATCATATACTTCTTAGGGAAAAACTCATATATGGTAAGAATTTCACTTCAGAAGGCAATTCTCAAAACGTTACTGACAACTTCGGTCATGGCACGCACATTGCAGGAATCATACATGACATTATTCCAGAAGCTCAATTATTAATAATAAAAGTATTAGATAGATATGGTTATGGAACTATAGATGAAATAACACAGGGTATATATTATGCTCTCGATAAAGGTGCAAATATAATTAATATATCTATTGGATATGAAGATCCAGATGATGAATTAAAGACTGCTATTGAAACAGCAGAGAGTAAAAACGTACCTGTTATATGTGCAGCAGGAAACGATAATACAATTAGTTATCCAGCACAATATGGAATCAGCGTAGGCTCTATAGATAACAAAGGTAATGTATCTAAGTTCTCTACGAGTAAAGCTACATTATATGCAATAGGTGAAGATGTAAAAAGCACATATGTAAATGATTCATACGAGATATTAACAGGTACATCAATGGCAACTGCGAAAATGACAGGATATATAGCAAAATACATTATGGATAACAAGGACACACAAATTATAGATTTTATAAAACAAAGTGAAGGTGACAAATCATGATAGAAACAATAGCAATAATTGCTGGAGTTATTAGTGGACTTGGTGTTATTCTAGGGACTCTATGGAAAGTTCATAAGTTCCTAGAAAGATTAGAAGACAAATACGATGAAATGAATGAAGCCATTAAAGAAAATACGATATATGTTTTAAGAATGGCGGGTTTAAGGGGAGAAAAGACACCTTTTGATCGTATTCATGCTGGCGAAGAGTATGTGAAGCTTGGAGGTAACGGCACTATTAAAAAAAAGTACCAACATCTCCTTGAAGAATATGAAGCCAGAGAAGAAGAACATATGCAATAGAAGGAGGTGAACACAGTGAAGAAAATAGGAATAGATATCAAAGCTAGATTAAGAAATAAATATTTCTGGGTAAGTTTTATAGCATTATTTGTTATGTTACTTCAACAATTAGGAATTACTTTACCTATTGATATTAATGCGATAGGTGGTACTTTATTATCAATGGCAGTATTACTTGGTATAGTAGTTGATAATGGTAGCGAAGGATTTAAAGACAACAATAAGGAAGGTGAATAG